GTGCAGTATCTACGAATTCAATACCTCAAAGAAAGATATGCAAAAGTTATGTGCCGAGTTCTTTGCGCGAACGATGTATGTCCTCGAGCAAGAAGGCATTGTCGTCGAGAGCAAAGATGAAATCGCTAATCTGATCATGCGGTATGCCCCTGACTGGAGGCGTGTCCTGAACGAACTACAGCGTTCATCCATCGGCGGTAAGTTGAACATCGCGATGCTTCAAAGCGCCAGCGACCAGTATGATGATCTGTTCGAGCATCTGAAGAAGAAAGACTTCAAGAAGATGCGCAAGTGGGTGTCAGATAATATGGACGTTGATTCGTCTGTAGTTTTCCGAAGCATCTATGACAGCATGTACGAAAAGGTTGAACCTTCCTCGATCCCGCAGTTGGTTTTGTATCTCGCCGACTATCAATACAAGAATGCATTCGTTGCTGACCACGAACTAAATATGGTTGCTTGTATGACTGAGATAATGGCGAACGTGGAATTTCAGTAATGGATTGGCAAAGGCGTACCGCGCAGATGCTCGGTCGTTTCCAACCATGGCACGACCGTCACACTCAGTTGTTCAAATCAGCATTTAGTGATGTTGGACAGGTAGTGATCATGCTGATTGAATCAGATGGCACTGCGGATAATCCTTTATCAGTAGACCAGCGTGCTGCTTTCATTGTAGATGCGCTAGAACGTGAAGGGTATGCTTACAAAGATGATTATGAGATAATCCCTGTGCCCAACATTGTAAAGGTTTCGACGGGTAAGCAAACTTATAAGATACGCCATCAAAGTATTGAGGACGAAGAATGAAAATTGTAATTGCAGGATATGGTCCGGTTGGACAATCAATTGAGCATGTGTTAAGGCAGCATGCAGGTGTTGACCTTTACATCGACGATCCATATAAAGGAGCGAACTTCCCAGAGGATCAGACGTGCACAGTTGACGGTGTCATTGTCTGTGTTGCAACTCCTGCGACACCCAATGGAGAAAGCGATACCTCTAATGTTGCGGACGTGTTCGCGAAGTATGGTAATACCAAGTATCTAATTAAGAGTGCGGTAATTCCTACGTTCCTCGAAGATTATGGTGATCTGGATATTACGGTATCTCCAGAGTTCCTTGCGAGTTCGAATGCTAACCGCGATCCAGTCCAAGAGTTTGCCAATCAAACCTTTGCGATCTATGGTGGTGGTGCCATGAGATTCTGGCACGAAATGTTTAAACCGCTGTTGCCGCACCTTGAAGAAGTTAAGTTCTGCTCACGCGATCAGGCAGCATTTGGAAAGTATGTTGAGAATACATTCCTAGCAATGAAGGTAACATTTTGGAATCAAATGTATCAAATCTACAATGATCTCGGATATGAAGATTTCGATGTGATGGTTGATACAATTGGCGTCGATCCTCGTATCGGCACGAGTCATTCTCAAGTTCCTGGACCAGATGGCAAGTTCGGTTATGGCGGGCACTGTCTACCAAAGGACACGAATGCGTTATTGCAGATGGCGAACAAGAATACAGATACTGACTTCTTGGAATCTATGATCCGCGCTAATGACAAGAATCGTACTAAATCTTGAAAACTGTTTTGATCAACCGATCAAATTAGTTATAATTAAATAATGAATATGTTGGTGATAAAATGAACCCTTTTGATTATGTAAATGCAATTAATTTTACCAAAGAAGATCTAATGCAAACCGAGGTCGACTCGAAAGCGTATAACTCTTTTTTGGTAAATCGGTCACTTTCTTACTTTCCAGACACTGTCCTGGCGGCAAATATTATAAATAAGTATCATGGGTTGGATAATAAACTCCAATTCGACTTTTTAATAAATATTGTACGAAAGCGAAAAAGGTTTTCTAAATGGAACAAACCTGAGCTTGAACATGACTTGGAAGTGGTAAAAGAATATTATGGTTACAGCAATGAAAAGGCAAAGCATGCCTTGTCCCTCCTTTCAAAAGAACAGTTAGCGATAATAAAAACAAGGATCTATAAAGGTGGAAGAAACTAAAATTTGGTCTCCGGCGGATATGCTTGAGATAACTCTTAACGAACCAGATGATTTTCTGAAGGTTCGTGAAACACTAACCCGCATTGGTGTGGCTTCGCGCAAAGAGAAAAAACTCTTTCAGTCATGTCACATCCTGCACAAACAGGGACGATACTTCATCGTCCACTTTAAGGAACTATTTTTGCTTGACGGTAAGAAGTCCAATCTGGAACTCTCTGACCTACAGCGAAGGAATAGTATTGCTACATTATTGTCCGACTGGGGATTAATCCAGATCGTTGATAGTGAAATGGCGAAGGACTGTGCTCCGCTTCGACAAATCAAAATCATCGGATTTAAAGAAAAATCTGAGTGGGAACTCTGTCCAAAGTACAACATAGGAAACAGTAAATAGCAAAAACCTTGAGGGTAAATGAGAAACGCCGACGAATTGATGAGAAAATTCCGAAGGCGATACCCTAACTGTCCACATCCTAGGTTTCAACCAAAGATATTTGATCGTTATTATCAAATGTTTTTGCAAGAAGAAGGACTGACAGTTAGAAAATCGAAAATTAATATTTGGGTATAATTGTTTAGGATGACATTTTTATGAGAATTGATTTTTTGCAAACGCTACAGATGAGATATAGAGCAGAGATGCTCGCGGCAAATGCCAACATCAGAACTTATCTCGAGAACCCTTCGGGTATCGGTGAACATTCTGATCTGATCGAGTCAGTAGATGTTGAAGTTCGGAAGTACAATGAAGCGAAAGAACTGATAACCTCAGTTTCAAACTTGATTGAATTTTACAAAAAGAAACAGGTAGAACAAGAACAAAAAGTCGCTCCTCAACCCGTTGTGGAACCAGAAGAACCGCAGGAACCGCAAGGACCAAGAACGACAGAACCTGTCTCTGAATGATTGTATCGTCAGAAATTACCTAGTCTGCGGATTGGGTAATTTTTCACGTTCCGGCATAACTGAAAGTTATGCATGTATAAATAACTATTGACGGCGCGGATTGTCCGGTCGTCTATACAACAAACCTTGCTTAATTTAAGGAGGAACCGTTATGGTATCTAAAGCATTTAGTTTTCCACAGTCACACTTTATTGGTTTTGATCACATTTGGCGCGAGATAGAGCGTTTATCAGCAGTTTCGTCTGAAAACACTAAACTCTATCCACCGCATAATGTAGTCAAGCACGATGATAGTACCTACTCAATTGAACTCGCCTTGGCAGGATATGACAAGGATGAGATTGATGTTGAGGTTCAAGAGGGTATTCTCGTTGTTAAGGGATCTTTTGGAGGGACACCCGAACGCGAGTATATTCACAAAGGGATTTCATCCAAAAAGTTTACGAGAACATTTAGGTTATCAGAGCACGTTGTTGTTGATGGAGCAGACTTCGAAAATGGATTACTCGTCATTGATTTGAAAGTAGTCCTGCCAGAAGAGAAGCGTCCCCGTAAAATTTCCATTGGCAAATCAGAAAAAACCTAGGAGTAAACATGCACCGCGAAAGAGATATTCTCTACATGAGTAGGGAAGAACGCGGTCGCTATACTGAAGCAGTCATCAAACCAATGCTATTCGCTGTATTATCATTTGCATTGCCGATTGTTACAGTCTTTGCTACCGCGCTCTAATAACGACATGGGGGGTTGTCGCTAAATCCCCCCAATCTTTAACTTGATTTTTCCCTCTCTTTTTTATATGATAGTTGAATGAAATTTTATACAAATGTATCACGTCTTGGCAACAACATCCTCTACCGTGGATTCGAGAACGGCAAACGTATCGAAGAGCGGATTCCCTTCCAACCAGTTCTATTTGTAGAATCTAAAAAATCTACTGGACAATACACGACCCTACATGGCGTGCCTGTTGAACCTGTTCAACTTGGATCAATGCGTGAGGCGACTGAGTTTCTCGAACGATATAAGCATGTCGAAGGGTTCGGCGTCCACGGGCAGACTAACTACGTCTCGCAGTTTATCTCGAACCGATTCCCGCATGAAGTCAAGTTCGATCAGGATCAAATGAATATCGCGACGATTGATATTGAGGTGGCATCGGATGCTGGGTTCCCCGAACCTGACGAGGCGGCACACCCTGTTATCGCCATCACTATCAAGAACAATCAGTCTGACACCTATCATGTCTGGGGTCTGTACGATTACGATACCTCACTCAGCGATAAGAATGTCAAATACTATCACGCAAGCAACGAGCAAGCATTACTGTTCAACTTCCTAGATTGGTGGGAGCGTAACTGCCCTGACGTTCTGACAGGTTGGAACTCTCGAATGTTTGATATTCCCTATCTCGTCAATCGTATTAAAAACATAATGAACGACGAAACCACCAAGAAGTTCTCGCCATGGCGCGGTGTGCGCGCACGCGATATCCCTACTCTCGGTGGTCGCAAACAGACTGTCTATGAAATAGAGGGTGTTTCTCAACTGGACTACCTTGATCTGTTTAAGAAGTTCACGCTGAATACCTTTGGGCGGCAAGAGTCATATAAACTGGATCATATCGCTCATGTTATCCTCGGCGAGCGAAAGTTATCCTATGACGAATATGGATCGCTTCACTCCTTATACAAGCATGACTTTCAGAAGTTCATCGACTATAACATCAAAGACGTTGAATTGGTTGATCGCCTTGACGAAAAGATTGGCATTATTTCTCTGGTTCTGACCATGGCATATTCTGCCAAGACTAATTTATCTGACGCTCTGGGCACCACAAATATCTGGGACACCGTAATCTATAACGAACTGCTCCCTGATAATATTGTCATCCCGCTCAAACCTCCAGTTGATCACGATGCCGGTAAGATTGTTGGCGGTTATGTGAAAGACCCGTTTGTTGGTGGACACGACTGGGTTGTTTCTTTTGACTTGAACTCTCTGTACCCTAACATCATTGTACAGTATAATATGTCGCCCGAAACAATTATGGGCGGTATTTCTATAACAAACGGAAAAAACGGAGATTATGCGTGCACTGAAGGTGGCACAAGATATCGAAAAGATTTTGAAGGTATCATCCCCCGAGTTATTCGAAAGTTCTATGACAACCGTGTAGATATCAAGAATCAGATGCTTGCTAAGAAGCAGGAGTATGAGCAAGCACCATCGCGTAAACTGGAGAATGAGATCGCCAACCTTGACAACCAGCAAATGGGAATCAAGATTCTGATGAACTCACTCTATGGTGCATTGGCGAATAAGTGGTTCCGTTACTTTGATCATCGTATCGCTGAGGGCGTCACCAAGTCCGGTCAGCGCGCGATTAAGTGTGCCGAAGCGGTCGTAAACCATGAGATGAATAAACTGCTAGGGACTACTGACGAGGACTATGTGCTCGCCATTGATACTGATTCTGTATATATCAACATGGCACCACTGGTCGATAAGTTTAATCCCCCCAACCCTGTAAAGTTCTTGGATAAAATCTGCGAACAGCACTTCGAGAAGAAGTTAGAAGACGGATACGATAAACTGGCAACCATGACTAACTCATACGAGAACCGCATGGTCATGAAGCGCGAGGCGATCGCTGATCGTGGCATCTGGGTTGCTAAAAAGCGATACATCCTGAACGTGCATAATAACGAGGGAGTCCAGTACGCCAAACCCAAACTAAAAATGATGGGCATCGAGGCGGTAAAGTCTAGCACACCGCAGATTGTTCGTGATAGGTTCAAAGAAATATTCAAAGTTATTGTAGAGGGGCAGGAGTCAGATGTACAGAAATTCATCCTTGATTTCAAGTCTGAGTTCAAACTTTTATCGCCTGAAGTTATTGCATTTCCTCGCGGAGTGTCTGAGTTAACAAAGTATTCAGATCGTGAGACGATATACAAGAAGGCGACTCCCATTCACGCGCGCGGGTCTCTGCTATATAATCGTAGACTTAAAGATCTACAGTTAGAGCAGAAATATGAGCGCATACAAGATGGAGAGAAAGTCAAGTTCATCTACCTCAAGAAACCTAATCGTATCAGAGAAAACGTCATTGCGTTTCCCGCAGTACTGCCACCAGAATTTGGCTTGACTTCTTCGGTTGATTATGATACAATGTTTAATAAGACTTTTTTAGATCCGCTCGAACCTATACTTGATGCTGTTGGGTGGGCGGCAGAACCACGTGCAACGTTGGAAGACTTTTTTATATAATGTATTCGCTGACTATCTTTAAGAATCGGTACGATAACAAAACGCATAAGAGCATGAACTTTGAATCCTGGGATGAGTTCGTGTCTTTGCTGTACAAGTTATCTGAGAAACCAGAAACTAAAGCGACCGCACCGTTGATCAGTCCAGCAATCTATGAAGACGGAACAACTCGGAGTAACAAAAATGTTAGAATGTGGGGAAAGTGGGCTGCAGTTGATGTCGATGACATTGATATACCAGCAGATAAACTCATGGAAATACTTACTGAGCGTTTTGGTCATTGGGATTTCGTGTGCTATAGTACTGCGTCTTCTTCCGTGGATCGACCGAAGTTCAGACTTGTATTCAACCTTATGGAGGTTGTACATAAAGATCAAATCTCCAAGTTCTGGTACGCACTTAATACCGAGCTCGATTCGATTGGAGACCGGCAAACTAAAGACCTTAGCAGGATGTACTATGTCCCTGCAAACTACGATGGCGCTCACAATTTTATTTTCCATAATGCAGGTGATCCTGTCGATATTGATTATCTGGTTGTAAAGCATCCATATAAAGAGCGTGAGGGTAAGTCGTTCTTGGAACGTCTCCCCGAAGAGATGCAGCGTGCTGTCATTGAGCATCGCAAGCAATCACTCAATAATACAAGCATTACATGGACAGGTTACACGGATTGCCCATTCTTTCCTAAGAAACTTGCCATGGAATACCAAACGATTACCAGCACAGGTTGGTATCATAAAATGTTTCAGATCATGGTCGCCATCGCAGGTAATGCTGTGAAACGCGAGTACCCCATAACAGCGAAAGAGATAGCGAAACTGTGTTCTGAATTTGACAAAGACAACGGTAATTGGTATGATAGTAGACCGTTAGAACTTGAAGCGGATTCCGCTCTCGAATATATTTACCGAAATGGTTAGGAGAAACTATGTCTATAATGGCAAAACTTAAGAAGAACTCAAAGGTGTCTGGTACTGCAGTGCTCAGTCAGTCAGAGTTTTTTAATGAAAAAGAAATCACCACGATCGATGTACCGATGCTCAACGTTGCGCTGTCTGGTCGCGTTGACGGTGGACTCACGAGCGGTCTCACCGTTCTCGCAGGTCCATCTAAGCACTTTAAAACATCATTCGCCCTGAAGATGGCAGGAGCGTTCCTTGATGCGAACCCTGAGGCAGTCATGTTGTTCTATGACTCTGAGTTTGGTTCACCCCAGTCATACTTCACAAACTTTGGCATTGACACTGATCGCGTGCTACACGTACCAGTCATGAACGTCGAAGAACTGAAGTTTGATCTGATCGGTCAACTCGAGAACCTCGACAAAGACGACAAGGTCATCATCGTGATCGACTCAGTTGGCAACCTCGCTTCCAAGAAAGAACTTGAAGATGCGATCAATGAGAAGTCAGTGGCAGATATGTCACGCGCCAAAGCACTCAAGGGTCTGTTCCGTATGACTACGCCATACCTGACAATGAAGAGTATCCCGTTGATTGCGATTAATCACACGTACAAAGAAATTGGATTGTTCCCGAAGGATATTGTCTCGGGTGGCACAGGTATTTACTACTCTGCCGATAACATCTGGATTCTTGGTCGTCGTCAAAATAAAACCGGAACGGAGGTTACTGGATATGATTTTATCATCAACGTTGAGAAGTCACGCTTTGTTAAGGAAAAGTCAAAAATCCCTATCAG